CGGCGTGCGACAGCTTGCCGATCAGCTCGCGGTGGAAGCCGAGCACCTTGATGAGGTTTTTCGGCATCCGGTGCTTGAGCGTCTGTGTGAACGCCCCGCGATGGACGATGTCGCCGACCTGGTCCACCACGCCGAACACGGAGGCGTAAGCGGTGATCTCTCGCTTTTCCGTGTCGGCCCCGATCTCGGTGCCCTCGGCGGGCAGTTGTTTCCACTCGATGCTCATGGCGTCTCCATCCTAGCCTCCCGGCAGGCGCACTCTGTGAACTCCACCTCCCGCACCGTCCTCGGCGGGAGGGCGATGGCGTAGACTTCCAGCCGGACCACGCGCGGGGAGCGGCCCCGGCGCTGCTTGATCTCCAGATCGACCTGCTCCCACCGGGCGCGGAACGACGCGTCCGTGCGCCGCCGCTTGTACGCGGCGCGCGCCGTCCCGCCGACCAGCTCGGCGCTCGCCTGCACGTTGCCGCCCGTCCGCAGCATCCAGGCGAAGAACAGCTCCTCCCAGTGACCGTTGACGCGCGGGAGATCGCCGCTCATGCCTTCCTCGCCGGTCTCATCACACAGAAGCCGTTCGGGTGAATCTCGGGCGTGAAGGCCACCTCCAAGAACGGGGCCCGAGAGACGAACGGATCGTTGATCGGGACGACCACGCCGTCGAACGCGGCGCACCGCTCGCAGGTCTTGTTGTTCATCCGCGCAACCCACTCCTTGTGCGTCACGCTCCCCTCGGCCTCCCACTGCGACTGCATCGCCTGATTCGTGATCGCGTTCAACTCCGTCGCCACGATGCGACGCGCGCGCGCTGCGAGCGCCTGCCGGTTCAGCGTCCTGAGCGCGTTCGCCCGCTCCTTCGCCGTCAGCCCCTCGCGCTCCACCATGCGAGCCAGGCGCCGACCCACCGCGCGCGCGCTGCGCTCGTCCAGGCCGAAGCCGCCCTCTGCGTAGAGCGCGGATTCTACGTCCCGCTGCACGTCCGCAATCGGCCGGCCGGCTGTGTGCGCCTCGGAGACGAACGCGCGGATCCCGCGCCGCGTCTCGTCCGTGATCTGCGCCGCGCGCAACTGCGCGCTCTGGTCGAGGCGCTCCAGCACTGCGTCTGTCCGGCGCTCCGTGCCGGCCATCCACGCGGCCGCATCCCCGGCGCCGGCGGCGAGCGTGCGAATCGGCGGCGACTGGAACATGGCCGCTAGGTTGATCTCCAGCTTGATCCACGGCACCGCAGTCTCGGCCATGTCCGGGTCGCCGTAGGTCAGCGCAACCGTGAGCGCTCGCTTGTCCGACTCGGAGAGTAAGCCGCGAATCGCCAGGAGAAACAGCCGCCGCAGCTTCGGGTCTGCCGACGCTGCAAGCGCATCGAGCCTCGTAAAGAGGCTCGCTTCCGGTATATTCCGAAGCGGCTTCGGCGCCAATCCGTCACTCCTCCGGCATCAGCGGGTCCGCAGCATCTTCCAGCCGCATCAGGCCAGCGCTTACGAGCGGCGTGTCACCACCCGAGACAGAAGGCAGCGGCAGGTCGAGCAGGCGCGCGGCCTCGTTGACCGGCACGCCGGAGGCGATGAGCTGCGGCAGCGCCGCAGCGCGCGAGGCGAGGTCGTCGCGCAGCGCGAGCACGCCGCTGGTGTCGTAGTGGATCCACGTCGTCGCGCGGTCCTTCGGCGGGACCAGCAGGAGGTTGAACGCCTCCTCGAAGGCGTCGAGGAGCTGCATCACCGGGTTTTCCCACATCCAGCGCACGGCGATGCTCATGTTGGAGTACGTCGCCGCGTCGTTGGAGAACATCGCGGGCAGCAGGTTGTAGGCGGCGACGATCTCCTGCACGGTGAACTTGCGCGACTCGATCCAGTCCATCTCGACCGCGTTCTGGCCCATCGCCACCCACGACGCGCCGCCGCCGAGCACCATCGGCGTGCGCGCGTTGTCCGGCGAGGCGTACCGCTCGCGGATGCGGTTGCGCGCCTCGGCGAGCTGCTCGTCGGTCACGATGCTCGGGTCCACGAACGCGCCCGGCGGCACGGCGAGGTTCTTCAGCATCGAGCGGTTCCACGCGACCGCGTCTATGTCGGCGGCGACCACGTCGGAGATCGCGCGCAGCGGTGGCACGCCCCACAGCGGGTTCGTCGGGTCGGGCAGCATCGCGTGCGCGACCTCCTCCGCTGGCAGCTCGCGCCGCTGCCCGTCCTGCTCCTTGTAGCCCCAGAGGAACTGCGCCTCGTCGGCGATGGGCTGGATGCGCGCGGGGTTCAGCGGCCACAGCTCGGGCGACTCGCCGTTCGCCCCGGCGACGCGATGGAACAGCGCGTTGCCGCGCAGCAGCACCTGCTGGCCCTGGAACAGCATCAGCGCCTTGCGGCTCATGCGCGGGTTCGGGTACTCGAGCAAGACTTCGTGAGGGTGGTCCTCGGCCACCTCCCAGTCGTTGCGCCGCGACGGGCGCGTGTAGACCCGCCACGGCACGGAGGAGAGCGCCTGCGCGAGCCGCGTCACACAGACGTAGACCCACGAACAGGCTTTGAACGCGCTGAGGGCAACCTGCTCGACCTTCCAGTCCACCGCGCTCACCGCGCCGCGCGGTGCCGGGAACTGCACGAACGCGCGCGGCGAGTAGTCCTTCCTCTCGCCGCGCGCGGCCAGCGCCTTGACGATCCGCCTCACCTGTCACCGCCTTCCGTTTCTTCCTGCTCGGCCAGTACGGCGTCCCACGCGCGCAGGGCGGCGGCGGCGAGCAGCGCAACGCCCGCCGAGATCGCCCACGCCCACGGCGTCGTGAGCGCGGCGATCCCGGCGGTCAGGCTCGCCCACCCCAGGAGGGCGAGCGATGCGGCGAGCCTCACGCGACTAGGCCCCGTAGTTGCCAGCGACCAGCTGCGCGGAGGCGTTCGCCTTGCCGTTGACCTCGGCGCAGACGTAGAACCCCGTCTTGGCGCTGTCGGTGATCTCGAGGACGTAGACCCCCGTGGCGAGCGTGAGGACGTTGAGCGCCTTCTTCGCTGTCAACGCGGCGAGGTCCGTGCCGCTCGCGGCCTTGGCCTGCACCGTGCCGCTCGCCGCGGTGCTGGTGAGCCCCTGGCAGGTCGCGGCGTCGGAGAGCCAGACGGTGAGGCGGTGGACTGCGGCGACGGTGGCCGCAGCGCCGTCCTTCACCGTGATGGTCACCTCGGACACGTTCGCCCCGCCTGCGGCGGCGGCGAGCGTCAGGTACTCAGGGAACACCACGGAGCCCGTGGTCAGCTTGCCGCTCAGGACAGAGGCGCCGTCCACGGTCAGCGCGCCGTTTGCCGAGATCGCGCCCGCGTCGCTGATGGTCACGCCGGTGGAGCCGTAGCCGCCGCCGATGTCCGCGCTCAGGATGCCAGTCATTGCCCCCGTGTCGCCCACCAGCACGACGCTGTTCTGCAGCGTCTTGCCGCCGGTGAGGTGGAAGCGCGCGATGGCGTTGTCCGTCGAGCTGGCCGCGCCTGCGGTCAGGTCAGCCACGTCTGCGATGCCAGCGGCCCACGCGCTGCCGTCACAGACGCAGACGGCGACCTTGGCGTCGCCGCCGGTCGAGCAGTCGGTCGCGCCCGTGGCGTCCACGACCACCTGGATCTTGCCCTTGTTCGCTGCGGTGCAGCCCGGCAGGCCGGCGACGGTGGCTCGGCGCGGCTGCGCGTGCGCCGCCACGGCGAGGCCGAGCAGCAGGGTGAGGGTGAGTGCGATGCGCTTCATGTCGTGCGTCCTCCGTTCGTTCAGCCGATCCCGGTCGTCAGTCGGCCCCTCGCCAACGCGGCGAAGGCCCCGGCTGCGGCGTCCACTAGGTCAACGCGGTGCGGTCGCTCGCCGTCCGCGTTGTGCAGCTCGTCAAGGAACTCCCGCGCCCAGGGCGCGGCGAGAACCTTCACGTTGCCCGCCTCGGCCTGTGCGGCCAAAGGATACCAGCGCGAGAGCTTGCTTCCGGTAACTCGGTCCGCGCGCACGCGCCATCCAGCGAGCGAGCGCACCGTGGACTCGGCGCTCTCCTTGCCGCCCGAGCCGGGCTCCTGCTCCACGATCACCTCGACCCCGCGCCCGTCCAGCTCGGCGGTCTGGCGGATCAGCTTCTCACGCAGCGCCGCCTCGTGCTGCACGGCAACCACATCCACAACGTAGTAGGTCGAGCCAGCGCGCCGCATCCTCACGCCAGCCGTGCGGCACCCGCCGCCCTCGGTCCCCGCCTTGTCCCAGTAGCGCACGTCGAGCGGCGACGCGGGCGCGGCTGCGACGAGGTCGAGCCACGCGCGGGAGAACACGCGGCCCGCCGTCGGGCGCGTGGTCCAGTTGCCGTGCAGCAGCCGCATCCGCTCGACGTAAGGGAGCGCCTCGAGGTTCGCGCGGTACTGCGGGTCGTGCGAGAGGAGGATCGGGTTGTCGGCGAGCGCGGACGGGATGAACGTGATCGAGCGCGTGCTGTCCAGCGAGCGGAGGTCCTGCAGCTTGCGGCTCCACAGCAGGCGCTCGCCGTCGCGCGCGAAGTGCCAGCGCCGCCCCTCCTCGCCCGGAAGCGGCAAGCCCGTCTCGCGGCTGATCCAGCGGTCGAGCAACAGGTCGGCCACGAACGAGTCCGGGTCGGGGTTGCACGTCGCGCAGATTACGGGGCGGATCGACGGCGACTTCGAGCGCGCGCGGGAAAACAGGTACCAGAACTGCGACTCGGTGAAGTGCGTCACCTCATCGAAGCCGATGAACGCCAGCTCCGCGCCCTGCCAGTCCAGCTTCGACTTCTCCTCCTCGAGATGCGAGAACGCGATGGTCGCGCCGCCAGGGAACGTGAACGAGAGGTCGCCCTTGCGCGGCGTGCCGCCCGCGAGCGGGAGCACCTGCATGGCGAGGTCCCACAGGCCGCCGACCTTCCGCACCTGCGCGGTCGTGCGCCGGAAGATCACCGCCGTGTAGCTCGGCTCGTGGATGTAGCGCATCGCCTTGAGCAGCAGGCCGTAGGTCTTGCCGCCGCCCGCCGCGCCGCCGTAGATCACCACGTCCTCGCTCGCGTCGAGGAACGCGCGCTGCGGCCCGTGCTGCGGCGCGAGCAGCGGCGACCGCTCGGCGCTCTCGACGGCCAGCGCCTCCTCCAGCACGCGCACGGCGGCGAGCGCGCCGCCCTGCAGGACCGTGCTCACTCCTCGCCCACCGGCAGCGCGCGCTGCGACAGCTCGGAGTAGAGCGCCTTCATCCGCAGCAGCATCTCGGACAGGATCGCCGCGCGCACGGTCTTGTCGTCCACGTTGCGCGTCACGGCCTCGCGCGCCTCCACGGCGAACCGCGCGAACAGCCCCTCGACCTGCGCGAGCGTGGCGTAGGCGCGCTCGCTCTCCAGCCTACGGCGCTCGCTCTCGGTCACCTTCGTCTCGGTCTGGATCAGGCGTAGCAGGTCATCGAACGCGTCGTGGAACTGCCCGCCGCGCTCGATGTCATCCAGCAGCGCGCGGTAGACCTCCTGGTGCTGACGGCCCGCTGCGGCGCTCGCCTCGCGCTCGCGCGCTGCGCCCGCCGCGTCGCCCTCGGCTTCTAGGCGCACGGCCTCGCGGTTGTGCCGCTGCGCGCGGTCGAGCAGCGCGAGCGCCTCGATGCGGTTGTCGGCGAGGCGGCGGAACACCTTGCGCGTGTTCGCCTCCTCGGCCTGCTGCAGCAGCTCGTCCATCCGCGCGCGGATGATGCCGAGGCTGTGCCGTAGCTCCAGCGCGCGTGGGTCCTCGAGCGTGGCGCGCAGCGCCTCGGCGTACCGCTCGGGGACGTAGCGCGACGTGCCGCCATGCTTCCAGCTCGGGTGCGCGGGACCGCGCAGCGACTTGCCTCCGTGGAACCTGCACACCTTCATACCCGGCGTAACGTACCGCTTGCACCTCTCGCCCGTCTGTTTCGACTTCGCCGTGCAGCGCCGCGCTTCGTCCATGCGGTCTACTCGCGCTCACGCGCACTCGTCTCGTCGCTCGATGTCGCAGAGCCGCAACGTGCGCCCGCGCGCGCGCGGAACGGGAGCAGCACGTTGTCGCGGATCGTGGCGGCGACCGCTCGCATCATTAGCGGCGGAACCGCGTTCCCAAGCCGCGCCCACCGCTGCTCGAACTTCCCGACCATCTGAAAGTCGTCAGGGAACGAGCACAGCCGCTTGACCTCGAGTATCGTGAACCGTCGCGGCTCGTAGGGATGATCTGTCCCGTGCATCGTCGCCTCGTTCTTCCTGGTCACAATACCGTGCGATGCGTTGATCGTTGGCGCCGGTTTTTCCGGCGCAGCGCGCACGGTGGAGAAGTTCTTTGGGTGCGACTCGCCGACCTTCGTCTCCATCCATGCCCGCAGCGCAGATGCACCGAGGGTCTTGATCTCGCTGTCAATCGGGTCGAGCGTCTGCGGATGAGCAGCCGCTGCTTGCACGCCGAAGTGCATCGAGTTCACAACGCCGATCGTCACGATGGGCGACGGCTTGTCCGTGATAACAGCTGGCGCACTCATGAAGCTACCGGCTCCGGTGTAGTGCACGGCGCGACCAGCCGGCCCGATGCGCTGCTGCATGAACGATTGGATCGTGGGTGCGGGCTGGTCGACCAAGTGCTCCCTGTCGGAGTAGTTGTGCTCGATGATCACGGCGCGGCAGGTCCCGACGCCGCCAAGCCCGCCGACCGTCGCGGGGATGGTCGGGCTCGCGGCCTGATCGGAGCGGATGAAGGTGCCCGTGACGTCGCGGCCGGCGGCGGCAAACTTGTTCAAGTCCATCGAGCGACCGTGTGAGACGATCCACGGGCACGCGTCGGCCACCGAGTAGAACCACGACGCGGGCTTCGGATACCGCTCGACCTTGCCGAGCGCGGCGGCGATGTCATTCCGCACGCCGACGAAGATCGCGCGCTGCCGCGCCTGCGGCACGCCGAGCCAGCGCGAGTCCACGATGCGGCACTCCACGTCGTACCCCGCCTCGCGCATCCACACCAGCAGCCGCTTGAAGTAGCCTTTCGCCGTGCCCTTGACGAGCCCTGTCACGTTCTCTGCAACGAACACGCGCGGTTGCACTTCACGAACGAGGCGAACATACTCCTCGAATAGATCGTCGGATCGCTGCGTCGTTCCATCTGCGTGCGCGATGCTCTTGCCCCACCCCTTCTCGCGCTTACCTGCGGTTGAGAACGACTGACACGGCGGCGACCCGTCAAACAAGTCCAGCTCGCCGCGCTGCAGCCCGGTCGCCTCGAGGATCTCCTCGCCGCGCACCGTGCGAATATCGCGCTGGTCTAGGATGCACCCCTCCTGCGCGTTGAGCTTGTACGTCTCCGCTGCGGTCGGCTCAAACTCGTTTGCCCACACCAGCGAATAGCCGGCGAGGCGATAGCCGAGACACGATCCGCCGGCTCCAGCAAACGTCGAGGCGACCTTCAGGCCGCTCGATCCTTCAGCCGCGAGAACGTCGGCCATCATCAGCGGGCTATACGCTGGCTTGCTCATTCTCCAGCCACAGCCTTGCCGCTCCACTCGTAGCCGCAGGATGGGCAGCGATACTCGGTTGCGATGGAGTCGTCCACGGACGGAAAGGCGGACGGAGCTTCCGGCGGTTCGTATGCCGCCCCGCCATCCGCATCGCCGCCGAGAAACATCGCAGCGCGAAACTCACCGTCGAGCTGCTCGGAGTTGTGCAGTAGCACGGCAGGATCCCACTCGGCCAGCTCGGCGGTGCGGTTGTCGGCGATGGCGAAGGCGCGCGCCTCGTCCGGCGGGAGGTCGGTCTGCACACAGAGCAGCGCGTCCCACCCGAGGCGGCGTGCGGCCTCCAGGGTGCCGTTGCCGGCGACTACGGTGCCGTCCTTGGCGACGACGATGGGCTTCTGCTGGCCGAAGCGGGCGAGGCTCGCCTCGATGGCGGCGAGGTTGCGCTCCGGGTGGACGCGGGCGTTCTGCGGGTCTGCGGTGAGCTGGTCGAGCGGGATCTTCACGGGCTTCACAGGTGGGCTCTCCTCTCCTCGTCGTGCGCGATATAGCTTTTTCGCGCGATTTCTAGCGCGGCACTTAGCGCGAAAAAATCGCGCAAAGCCGCGCCGTTGTTGCGTTCTAGCGTTCTAGCTTTTCTAGCCTGGGGTATGAAAACGCATATCGAAAAAGCTCGCCTTATGCGCGCGCGCGCGCGCGTTCCATTAGATGCGCGCGGAGGGTCAGTTCGGAGCGTGGGCATCGGCCCCTCCGTCGCCCACCTCGACCGTCGCCAGCCCGGCGAGCGAGGCGACGCGCGCGGGGTCCAGCCCGAAGAACTTGCCGTTGACCTGCCGCCCCTCGGGCGCGCGGGCGGTGAACTGCCGCTTCTCCGCGCCGAGCCCGATCAGGTGGTGCTCGACCTCGGTCATGCTCATGCCGCGCTTTCCCTGCTCGGAGAGGAGCACGATGCCGCGCGGCCTGATCCACACGCGGCCCGCGCGGAGGAACGCGCCGAAGTGCTGGATGGCCCGCGCCCGCACGATCTCGTCGGAGTCCGCGTAGGGTGGGGCAAGGGCAAGACCGCTCTGCGTGGCGAGCACCGAGACGTAGTATGCCACCAGCGCGCCCGGCCCGCCACCCTCGACCTCGCGCGCCTCGGCGACGGACTGCAGCGCGTTGACCATGCCGAGCCACTCCGGCTGCTTCGGCCGCGCCGTGTGGGGCAGGAACCCCGCCGCCGAGAGCCGCTGCCAGAACACGGGCCAGTCGCACAGCTCGCGCAGCGTGCAGTAGAACTCCTTGCGCCCGTCGCCGAAGGCGAACGAGAGCCGGTCGCCTTCGGGCAGGTAGCGGTAGACGTTCGTGATCTTCGCCCCGGTCTGCACGCTGAACGCCGCGAGCACCTTCTCCTTTCCCTCGTCGCTCGCCGTGTCCACGACACCGGCGGCGATCTCCGCGCCGATGGTCGCGGCGACGTGCCCCTCCCGCGCCCGCCGGATGGTGCGCGCGTAGTAGTCCTCGCGCAGCTTCGGCGGTCCGCCGTGCTGGCGTCGGTGCGCGATGAGCAGGTCGGCGATCTCCTGGTCGCTCCACCCGGCGATCACGGTCTGCGAGGCGAGGCTCATGTCCCACTCGCTGTCGCTCTTGCCCCGCAGGTCCGCGCGCGTCCGGTCGTAGGTCTGCGCGAACCGCTTGTCGTTCTCGCGCAGCGCCATGAACTTCTCGAGCGGCGGGTTCGCGCCAGCGCGCAGGTCCAGCTCGCCGACGATCACGCCGGCGACGGCGACGCGCGCCTCGGCGACGTAGGGTTCGAAGTCGCTCGGGTTGTAGCGCGCGGGGTCGGCGACGATGAGCCGCACCTGCCGCTCGTCGCCGTACTTCCGGTTCAGCGTGCCGGGCACGCGCAGCACGCGGGTGAGGTCGTGAACCGCGTCCAGCTCGCTGCCCGCCGCGAGCGCCCGCGCGCGAACAAAGCCGTTCCATCCCATCGTGAGGCTCTGCGCGTGGACGTCGTCCTCCTGCAAGTCGATGGGCTCGCGCAGCACCCACCACGCCTGCAGCCCCGCGCCGCTCGCCACCACCAGCGACGGGCGCAGCGGCAGCTCGGCGAGGAACCGCTGCGCGTCCTCCAGCGAGCCGAACAGCTTGGTCTTGCCGCGCCCGGCTGCGGCCACGTCGATGTCGAGCGCGAGCGCCGGGAGCCACCTCATGTCCTCGCGCCGCCCGCGCCCGCGCTCCAGGTCGGGCCGCACGGCGCTCACTCCGGTGTAGACCTCCGCGCCGCCATCGCACAGCGCGACCGCGCGCACCGCCGCCTCGTCGGCGCTCGGCACCAAGTGCGTCGCCTTGTCTGGCAGCGTCCACAGCGCGATACGCGCGTCCTCCGGTTCGGCCTGCCAGAGCGCGGCGAAGAATGCGCCCGCCTCCTTGACTCGGGCCTTCCTATCCGATACCATCAGTTCACCCCTTTCCCGTGCCCGACGCGATCTCGCACCCCGCGCGTCGGGCTCTTTTTTCGATCTCGGCGTAGAGCGCGTCGGCGTCGTCGCCGACTAGCACTTCCGCGCCGTGCGCCTGCATCGTTCGGATCACCGCGCGTTGGATCGGCGAGAGCCGACCGCCCGGTGCCTTCGTCTCGACCCATACCGTCGCCCCGTTCCAGACCACGACGTAGTCCGGCACGCCGGGGAGCTGGTAGATCCCGCCGTGGACCTTGAAGATCCACCCGCCTCCGCCCTGCACCAGCTTGACGAGCCGCCTGCCGACCGCAGCCTCCCTCACAGCGGCACCGCCATCGTCGTGTTAGCTGCGCCCGCGATGGTCAGCGACTCGCGCGCTCGCGTCGCGGCGACGTAGAACATCCGCCATACTCCGTCGTGGTGGTCCCACCCTGCGTGCTGATACGAGCGGATACCGGCAGGCGAGAGGTCAGGGAACACCACGACGTGCTCGGCCTCGCCGCCCTTGACGCTGTGGATGGTGCCGAGGATCACGCGCGGCGGCTCGCATAGCGCGCGCCAGCCGTTGCGCCGCAGCACCTCGACGGCGTAACTGATGGAGTCCCACCCGGCCTTCGTCGCGCTGCGGTGCAGCCACTCGAGGTCGCCGCGCAGGAGCGCAGTCACGGCGGGGCGCGCGAGGTGCCGCTCGGCGTACACGCGCCCGTCCGTCTCAGTCTCGCCGGTCGGCTCGGGCGCGCCGCGCAGCTTCGCGCCCGCCTCGTCCTCGCGCGTGCGCGCAGAGCGCAGCAGCGGGAGCCACGACCTCAGCTCCTCCGGTCGCCACGCCATATCGTCCGGCTCCGGCCCGCCCCACTTGGGTGCGGCGAAGCGCAGCATCGAGCGCACCTTGTCGAGCGTGCCCTCGCGCAGCGGGTTCCAGCGGTGCGTGAACGGGTTGTGGTACGGGATGCCGCGCGAGCGGAGCAGGTTGCGGAGAGGGTGGATCATGTAGTCGCAGGCTGCGATCACCATGACGCGCCCCGGCAGCGCGGCCATAAGGTCTAGAAGGATAGCAGGGTCCTTCCACGTCGCGCCGACGCGGTGGACCGCGCCCTCTGTTTCGCGCGGGCGGTAGATGATCTCGGCGCGCCACGCGCCGGTCTGCCGGATGATGCTCATGGCCTGCGCCTGCACCGCGCGCGGCACGCGGTAGCTCTGGTCGAGGACCTTGTGCAGCTCGCCGCTCATCACGTCCTGCCCCGCGCCGCGCCAGTGATACAGAGCCTGATACGGGTCGCCGACGAGCACGGTCGTCTCGGCTAGCTCGGCCCACCGCGACACCAGCTCCAGCTCGAGCGCCGAGAGGTCTTGCGCCTCGTCGATGAACAGCGCGCCGGGCACGCCGGGGGCGGTGCGGAGCTGCTTGCACCCCTGCTCGATCAGGTCGGTGAAGTCGCACGCGCCGACGTTCTGCTTGAAGTCGTCCCACGCCGCACCGAATGCGGCAAGCTGCGAAGACCACCCCGCGCGCGGCTGCATCCGCGCGCGGGCAAGGTCCAGCTCCATCAGCAGCCGGTCGCCCGGCGCGGGGCCGTCGCCGACGCCGAGCGCCTCGCCCTTCTCCAGCTCCGTGTTCCCGACGGTGAGCTGCCAGAGCGGGTGCTCGGCGTTCCACTCGCGGCACAGCGCGGCGTCCACGATGCGCGGTCGCCCGAGCGCGTGGTAGCAGTGCGAGTGCAGCGTGCCGACCTGCCCCTTGGCGAGCCCTGTGTCGCGGCCCGCCGCCTCACGGGCTGCAGCGCGGGTGAGCGAAGCGACCAGCACGCGGTCGGGGCCGTGAACCCCGACCGCGTGCTGGCACTGCCGCGCGACCCACGTCGTCTTGCCGGTGCCCGGAGGCCCCACGACGCGGTAGAGGCGCGCCACGCTGTTAGTCCTCGCCGAGCGTGAGCTGTCCAGTCTCCACGTCGTGCGCGAGCTTGTGGAGCCGCTCGCGCCGCGCCTTGATCTCCTCGCGGCACATCTTCGCTGTGGCCGTGGCGTCGCGCTGAAACTTCTCGATCTCCTTCACCAGCAGCGCCATCTCCTCCTCGCGCGTCATGCCGCCACCTCGGCGTGCTCGACCATCGGGACCTCGGCGACGAGCGGGCGGATCGTCTCAGAGTAGGCTCGCGCCTTCGCGGCCTCGTCCTCGTCCAGCCGCCGGAGCATCTTCGGCGACACCTGCGAGTAGGTGATCCCGCTCTGCGACTTCGCCTGCGCGAGCGCGAACTCGGTGACCACGGCCCAGTACGGCAGGCCGTTGCTGGCGAGCGAGAGGAGGTACCGCTTGAGGTTCTTGAGCGAGCCCGGCGGCACGGCGATCACAGCGGGGAGCGCGCCGCTCTCGCGGAGCAGGAACACGGTGCGGAACATCTTGCACGCCTGCCCGTTGCTCTTGGCGTCGGAGCCGAACTGCGCGAACGGGCAGTGCGCGCACGCGCCGCCAGGCGTGCCGACACCGATGAGGGTGTCGGTCGAGAAGCAGTCGGGCGGCGTGCCGCCGCCGCTGGCCTCGAACGAGGTGGACCAGTACGCGCGCTGCACGGTGGTGTAGACGATCACCCCGGCGACGGACTTCTGCGGCTCGCCGTCGGGGTTCTCCATCGTCGGCACCGACCAGAACGTGCCGCCACCGGCGGGCACCTTGATGCGGTCGAGGTCGAACGAGGAGAGCGTCTCGTTGCCGACGTTCTCGCGGACGGTCTGCACCAGCGTCGCGGCGTCGCCGCGCAGCGCGAGGATGCCGCCCTTGGTCGTGGTGCTGAGTGCTTCGGTCTTGCTCATCGCGTCTCCTTTCCTTGTCCTAGTTGAACAGCTCGGCCTTCAGCGCGGCCTTGAGGTCGAACCCGGCGAGGTGCCGCGTCACCTCGGCCTCGACCACCTTGCGGATGCGCGCGACGGGCACGCCGCTGCGCTTGGAGAGGTCGTTCATCGCGTCGGCGATCTCCCTCGGCAGCGCGACCACGCGCCCGCGATCCTGCTTGCTCTTGCCCTTCGGCTCGGCGGTCGCGTTGGGCTGCTCTCCGTTCTTCGGCATGGCTTCACTCTCCGTTCTTCGCGCGTCCGTCCAGTCGGACGCGGACCCTGTGCTGCTCGCACAGGTTGATGACTCCCGCCACCTCGGGCGGGATCTCGTTGGCGGTCTTGCGCTGCTCGGCGATCCACGCCCGCAGCGTGCTCGGGTGAACGGTCTCGCGGACCATCCAGCCGATGCCCGCGGCGTCGAACGCGGCGCGCATCGTCTCCGGCTCTACGTCGGCGCGCACGCTGGCGAGCACCTCCGGCGCGATGTAGACCGTCGCGCCGTCGCTGCTCTTGACGTTCTGCACGCCGGCCTCGATGAACTGCTCGCGCAGCTCGTCCTCGACGCGCTCGGTTTCCGCTTTCACTTCGTCCAGCTCGCGCATCAGGCGGTCGCGCTCGCGTCGCAGCGCGACGAAGCGCGCGATGGTCTCACCCTT